TTTATCATCAATAGTTATACTTAGCTTTCTTTTTCTTTTATTAATACTAACTTCTTCTATTTTAATATCTGATAAATTAAAATATTCGGGATTCTTTTCTTTATTATAAATATGGATTAGAGTTGAAGATGGATTCTGTTTATCATAAACTTGAGAACGTTTAAGACTAATTAAAAAGAAATTTAACTTGACATAACTATTACATTTTAACTTTTCCAAAATCTCTTTATTAAATTCTTTATTTTGATAAAGTTGGTCATCAATATATAAATTAACATTAATAATATTTCCTTTTTTACTATCAATAAACCATCCAAAGTGATTAAACTTTTCATCAATTTTAAATAAATTAACTAAATTATTAGTGGGTATTTTATTATAATACTTTATTAACTCATTGACTATTAAATAGCCTCTTGTTTCAGGTATGTTATGTTGATTCCACTCTGAAATAATATTAGTTATTAACATTGTTACTATAATAAATAATATCTCTTTATGAAATATTTTTTAGTGAGTTTAATTAGGTAAATTTTGTATTATATTAATATGAAGGAAGTCGCACCTGAAGCCCCTGTAGTTCCAGTATCTGAAAGTTCTTTTAATTTTAATTTTCTTTTAAATAACAACATGTATATAGCTTACATTGTTTTAATATTAATTGTATTAATTGCAATTGGTATATATCTTTACAGAAAATATTTTGTTAAAACCAAGACTACAGAAAAGCTAGAAAACACTGATAAAAAAGAAAAAGTAAAACAAATTCTTGACCCAACCAAAGAATATTATTTAAAAGATGGTAATAAAGAAATTTTATTAAATTCATTTTTTGATGATATTATTATAAATAAACAAGTTAATAAAGATGAACTAATTCAAAAATTACAAAACGATTTTCAACAATTACAAGCTGAGAAACAACAAGTCCATCAAATGCAACAACAATTAAGTCAACAAGCACAAATGATGCAATTACAAGCACAACAATCCCAACAAACACATCACTCTCAGGGTTTACAACAACCCCAGCAAATGCAACAAACTCCGCAAATGCAACAAACTCCACAAATGCAACAAACCCAAGCCCAGGTTTTACAACAACCATCAGAAAAAAAACAACGCCCTAAATTATCTCATCCCAAAGATAAAGCAGATAATCTTGGCTTATCTGAAATAGAAGATGAGAATATTGCTGCTTTAAATTTAACCAATGAAGAAATGGCTGAATTGAAAAAACAAATCTTAGCATTAAAAAAAAGCCAAAATAAACAAATCTCTGCACAAAACGATGAAGATGATGAAGATGATTCTGATTCAGAATAAGATTAAGAAATAATTAATAAAATTATTTTTTAGCTTTACTTTTTTTCAATACACATTTAGGGTCCATTATAAAAGAGTCCGTTTTCTTATCTTTAGGAACAATATTAATAATACATTTAGATTTTACACCATAAAGGGGTTCCGTACAACCTTTTTCAATAACCATATTTTTAGGTTCAGATACACAGCGAGACCTAAAGTGTTCAAATCTGTCTCTTACTTGTTCATAAGTTAATCCAGACACTTTACCTAATTTTGTATTAATTATTTCGTGCATTTCATATAACCATCTTGACAATGAATCTCTATTTTTCATTACTTCTTTATTTAATTTATGTGTTTTTAAATTTTCTTTGTAATTATCTCTACAATACTTACAAGGTAATATATTTTGTATATTTTTAAAAAATTTATAATAATGTTTCTTTTGTTCTTCTGTTGGATTAACAGGATAATTAAAACTCATTGTATGTAAAAATAACCACATCGCTGGACCCCATACCGATGTCATCATCCCATCTCCTGAATTATAATCATCAGTGGTAAATGGTGAATTATTTTTTTTATCCATTATATATAAATTAGATTTAAAATTTTAGATTATATAATAATATAATGATAATTGGATACCAAGGCATGGTTGGGTGCGATTCTTATAATGTAATAAAAAAATATTTTAATAATTATACATTAAAAAATTACTTAACTGTTGAAGATTTATTTATTAGTAATATTGATTATATTGTTTTACCTATTAGAAATAGTATAACTGGAGACATAAAAGAAAATATAGATTTAGTAAACAAATATAAAAACTTTAACATTGTAACTGAATTACTTATAGATAACCAAAACGTTAAAACCTATTTTTATCTTCTTAGTAATATTTAGCTCCTCCAAATAAATCATTAATTTTATTAGGTAATTTTAAACAACCATCGGTTACATTATTTTTATCTTTATCGTAATCGGTTAAACCTACAGTTTCTAACACTTGAAATCCATATATCTCTTTCAATACTGAAATAACATTTGATGTATGTGCTAATCCAGCGTGAATAATAAAATTAGTTTGCATTTTATCGACATCCTTATAAACTTTAGCAATTATATACCATTCCATAATTAAACTAATTAATTCATTTAAATCAAACATAATCTCTTTATCTATAAGAATTTCTGTTTTTTCTTTTATTAAACTTTTATTTTTTTTCATCAATGCTTGTGTTTTATTTTTTAAATTTAAAAAATGAACACCTAATTTTGAATCTTTTAAATAATCTTTTGTATAAATATTACCCAAGTTTTCAATAAAAAACTTGTGTTTTAATTGAAAGAAAATATCAATTAAGGTCAAATATTCATATAAAGTAATTTTTCCTAATTCTTTATCTTCACTTATTAATTCCCATGAGAATGGAATTAAGAAAGGTCTTACATCTATACCATCAATTACTTTACTACTTAGATACAAGTCCTTTAATTTTTGTGTATGTGGAGAACCAGGCCATAATTCTTTTAAAGTTGAACCAAGTCTTGGAACTTCTTCTAATAAAATTTTACTTTTCTTTTTATTATTCATCCAATCACTTACAAAGGTTGATTCACCTTTGCAATAAGGTAAAGTAGAATGCATATCTGCTAAAACCAACACTTTTATATTATCTTTACTTAAATATGTATATCCAATACTTCCATTAATATTCATTAAATAGTTTTAGATAAAAAAATTAATTATTCTATTGTTATTTCCTTAGGTGGTGCTTCAGAATCATTAGCTTCATTTTCTTCGGAATCAGAATCATCATCATCTGAATGTTGAAAGTCTTCTTCTGAATGTTGAAATTCCTCAGAATGTTGAAATTCCTCTTCCTCATCAACTTTAATCTTACATAAAATTTTAATTCTTGGGTCCTTTTCATACTTTGATTCAAATATGTCAATGAACCCAATAGATGTATTCCTAGAACTTAATATTTTTTCTATTCCACATTCCACTTTTTGATACTTGGAAATAAATTCTGAGCATTTTGTATTTGCTTCTTGATTTGCAATAAAGACTTTACTAATTAATTCTAAATTGGTAGTTTGATACCCATATAGACAATAGTTTTCTTCAAAAATATTTATTTTCTTCATAATAGGAGAACTTGTGTGGCTCACCCAATAAATTCTTGTACATAGCTTAGCCAAAAGCCTTGCAAGTGTAACTAATTTACTATGATAACAAAAGTGTTGAATTATCTTAACAATCTTACCAAAATTATTCAAGTCACTCCTTATAATCACACTCTTTTTATCTGTTGTCTTTATAAGTTTATTATTCTTTATAGACATAAATACATCAGAATTAATTTTAGATGGAACTGTCAATTCCTTCTCTTCCAAAATATCAAATATATTATTAAAATTTTCTTTATCTAATATACTACAACGAGACAAGACATTATCTTCGTTCGTTTGTTTGATATTTATAAAATGAGACAGGAAATGTGCAATTTCAATTTGATTCATCTCAACATTTGGGTCAACACCTTCAAAAGCCCTTCTTAAATATGGAATAATGAAAGATATTCTAATAGGATCATCCGAATCAGAACAATTTCTCAATTTCCACATCATATGCAAATGATTCTTATCATCACATAATGCAAATTTCCATCCTTCCTCATAATTAGATTTAATACTCTCCAAAATTTCTAAATTATCTTCAGTGTTACCCCGCAAAGGATTTCTAAAAATATTTTCCCAATTTTGAGAATTACCAGTTAATTCAGCTAGCTTTACAGCGTGAGGAACGGTAATATTTATAGTCTTTCTACCAACTATCTTAGGTAGAGGACAAATTGATAACTCCTTAATCTTGTCCAATTTAAAATTTATGAAAATAATATTAGCTTGAGTCTCTAATCCACGACGACCAGCACGACCAGCCATTTGATGATAAGACATTGAATCAAGATTATTATCATTTAAAATTCCAACAGATTTGAAAGGCATAGAAATACCAAATCTCATAGTTTTATCAGTAAATACAACAGCTAATTTCTTTTCATTTGCCAAAATTTGAATTAATCTATTAGAAGGTTCTGGTAATCCCTCGGCAATAATACCTACACCTCGCCATAATCCGTGAATAACATAATTATAACTTTCACCAGAATAAGGATAAAATTGTTTAAGTTTATCTGCAATTTCTTTAATTTTATCTTCTGTTAATAGTTGATGTTCATTTAATATAAAATCAGATGTTGGTTCCTCAAGAGAAACTGCTTCAATATCTTCATCTGATACTTCTTCTAAAAACTGTTTAATTTCCTTTTTATCTGATTGTTTACCTGTAGTAGTTAGTTTTTTAGTAGCATTCTCTTTTTGTTGTTTAATGTACTTTTTATAAGCTTTCATTCTTTGAGACATTAAACGAGGAAATTTTTCATTCTCTTGTCTATTAATCTCTTTTAAATAATTACGATAACTATTAATACACATATCTGTATTATTGTTAAAAATTAATATTGGTAATTTTTTTTCTTCTTTAAGTAAGAAAGTTAACTCCACTAATTTATTCTCATTCCTATCATTTTCTTGAATACTAGTGAATGAAGATAATACAGTATTGACTTTTACCTCATCGAAATTTAATACCATAAAATTAATCATTTCAAAGAAATAACTAATGGCTTTGTTCAGATGAATTCTCTCTTCCTTATCAAAATAATTATTATGGTTAAGCCTTCCTAAATCACCATAGACCTCCTTTAACTTAATATAAAGACTCCAAGTATTTTGAGGTGTTGGTTGAAAATTCTTTTTTAATATAGATTCATCTCGGAAATCATTCAAAGAAACCATTGCTAGAGGATTAATTAAC